GTCACTTGAAGCACTAACAGAATTTCAGTGCTAGCCCTATCACTACTGCGCGTATGCAAGAAAGACGGAACAAACGACAAACCATCACGAGCAGTCGTATCCTTCGATTCCGCAAGACCGCCATGACAACCAGCTCACCATCAGTAACGGATAAGGCGGTTTTCAGCTCGCGCTTAATCAAAGTGGGCGAGCTATTCACACCTGTATCAGTCTTCACAAAATTGCTCACCTGCTGCATGACAGTCAGGTCAACACCACCGTCGTGAATGACAGGCTGGATATCGAAGATCACGCCACTAGACCGGTACTCGACAGACTGGACAGGAGCACCGCCATTGCCTGGATAAGTCACAGCTCCAAGAACCGGAACATCCTGACCAACCGTGAAACGTCCGATACCACCAGACACCACACGAAGGACGGGCGTTGACTTCACGGTGAAACGACCATCAGTCGAAAGCGAAGAAGCAATCAGATCAAGAGAATTGTTCTTAAAACGGATGAAATCCCCAGCAGCGGAAGCGCCGCCCAGGGAAAGCCCGAGCTTGCCACCCAAAAGACTCAAGGCCAACTTGAAGGCCGAGCCATCGGTTTTGTTGGTCTGCACCTCGTAAAGCACCCCACGCACAAGCACGTCACCCACAGCAAAATCGACCTGCCGCAGAAGCTTCCTCAAACGCTCGACCTCGACGGCAGAACCTGAAAACACCAAGATATCGCTCTTGCGGTCGATAGCAGCGGCCGCCGATCCAGGCGGGGGAGCAGTATTGTCAGCCTTAGCACCGACAGGCGCAACCACAAGCTTGCGAGCCGTGAACGACCCCCTGAACAACGGCGAAAGCAGGTCAACCAGATAGGACCCGTCGCGAAAACGCGGACGATACACAAAAGTCTCAAGCTCAGAATCAGGCTTGACGAAAGCAACCGACTTGGCGATATAGTCGACACCCGAACGGCGGCTGACGGACAGACCCACTGACGAAAAAAAAGCCAGGACGAAAGGCCGAACGTCGCCTGCGCTGGAGTCATACCGGAACGAAACAAGCCGGACATCGGTCAACACCTCCGGATCGATCACGTACGGATCCTGCAACGCCTCAGCATAGATCAACTGCACGACCTGGCTAACGCTGATCGACCTAAAATCAAAGCGCGTCGCCGCGGCTTGGACCGATGCCGGCTGCGGGGAAAGTCGCGCCGCGGGAGTAGCGGAAAACGCGACGGTGGAAAAAACAGCCAGGACAACCGGCAGAAAAATCATCTTCATTTGACCACCGGAAGAACGGACTGAGGAGCAACACCAGAACCGGTAAAAGAAGAAACGCGAGCTCCATCGACTTCGCCCGTCTGAACCAAGCCTCCATTCTGGAAAAGCGAAGGCGACTCAAGGCGGACACGGCCCTGCGAATCAACGAGCACAACCCACGACACGCCACGGGCGGTATAGGAACCGGAAACGCGCCAAACCTCACTGAAAGCGACACCACCGGACAACGGCCCAGAACCAGGGGAGACAGCGGAACCGGCAGCGGACACGGAACCACCAACAGAAGCACCGGACGAAGACGACACAAGCGCACCGGCCCGGGGCGAGACAACCGACTTAGGCGTGAAAAAACGCGACACGAGGTAAGCGGACGCACCAAGCATGAAGATGACACCAACGATATAACCCAACAGCTTGCCGGACGCGAAAACGTTTTGACGGGCATCGGCGTTGACGATGACACCGGCGCCACCACCCTTGAAGCTCGAATACAAGGGGAAAATCTCCTTCTTGTACTTTCGGATCGACGTGCTCAACAAAGCGGCCTTGACCTGCTTGTGCCCTTCCCACATCTGGACGGAATACGTATTGGTCATTCCCAAGGAAACCTTCTTATGGGTGCGAAAATTGAAAGCGACCACATTCTTGATGAAGCGGTTCAGAGTGCCCATATCCTGAATCATCAGGACCAGATCGCAAGCAACGTTGGTAACGGGGTCGATGAAATGCCTGTGTTCCAAGAAAAAACTCTGGTGATGCTTGTGAATCTTAGCACCAGAAGCCGGCCAGAAACGCCACCCCTCATCAACTGCAACAAGGTCCCCAGGCTGAACAACGGTATCGGTATGAGCAGCCTTGCCATCGTCGTAATACGGGAAGAAGTTCGGAAGAAACACCTGGGCATTTTCGACATGGAGAATCGAGCCATACGAGGCCGCATCGTCGTCCGGATACTTCGCCTGAAGGTAAGCGACGATAGCGACCTCGTTGATGCCATCGACGTTGGTAACCACACGACGACCAGAACGAACGGCGGGCAAGATGACCTCGCTCACCACCTCGTAGCTTTTACCCGAACCCATCAGGCCCGTATAGACGTTGATCGGCATCGTCTATCCAATCACCGGAATGCGCCGGATAATAAACCGGGTGCAGCAAGCAGCCAGCACCAATGGGATAGCAACACTGACATTGAACAAGTCCAGAAAATACCATGCACCGGACGGAATACCGCCCAAGCTCGACGACAGGGCGGCACCCGTTGGCAACAGCGGCACGAGCACCGCCATCAGGCCGGTAGTGATCATGAACAGGACCGAGAAGGCCACGAACTTGATGAGAACCGTACGGACAACAAAACCGAGAACGGTGTTAAGGGCAGAAAGAAAAATACCGAACATTGAAAAAATCCTAAGCGCGAAGGACGATAAACAGCGCGACCATGGCCCACACAGCAGCCATAACCGTAGCAAGCGTGGCGCGGATGGACTCGGACATAGTGCAGTGCGAATCAACGACAAACTGCTTGCCGAAAGCAGAAAAATTCGCCACGGGACATTGCGACGAATGGGAAGGCACAGTAAACGATTTCAGAGCTGGAAAAAGCTCAAGGATAGGCGCAAGAATCATCTGTGGAGTCGGTGTCGGTTCCAGCGACGGCGCGCCGATGCCGGGATCGGTGCCCAAATTCTGCAGGGGCTGCGATGCCGCAGGGTTGGTGCCAGCCGACGGAGCAGGCCCGGGATTCTGGGTCGGCGACGTGGGCGAGCTAGGAAGCGTCCAAGGATTGTTCGCAGCCGACTGCGGAGCAGTGAAATCACCAACGGTCGGATAGCGCTCTGGATTAGCATCCTTCCAGGTCCGGACATCAGCAGGCGTGATCGGGTCGTTCGCAAGATAGGGCAAGCCGTTGTAGCCCGGCTGAGCTGCTGCATTCTTCCAGGCCGTATCGGCGACAGCGGCAACGATGACGGGATTAAGCTGCTTTTGCAACTCGCCGTTGGGCATGGCGTCAATCGCCTGCTGAATCGTCTGGCCCTGCTTGGTCGGAACAACAGGCGGCTGCTTGTACGTGTAAGGAGTACACACGTTGTTGACCGCCTGCATACCACGACCGCAGCTCACCTGCGCAATACTGTCCAGAGTAACGCCGTAATTACCGCAATAAAAAACCTTGGGAGAGCCAGAAAAACAGGTGGCAACGGAAGGTTCCTTGACGCCCTGGCGAATCAGATCGTTCGTGCGAAATTCCTGAGCAAGCCCCTCAGGAGCACCGCCCTGGTGCTCATCACCATTGAAATCACGATAGCGCCAAACAGTGTCACCTAGTTCAAAGCCGGCCCAGCCGTAATTAAGGTTGACCTTGCCGGACTGATCAATCTTGCCATCGGGCCGGAAAAACCAATCCAAAAGACCGTCAACCGCCATCGTGACAGCGTAAGTGACAAGCCCGCCGACAGCAGCACTGACGGCAAAAGACACCCAGGCGGGAGCAGTAATGACACCAACCGTCACGGCAACGGCACCGGCACCGGCAACACCGCCGACATAACTGGAAATGGACGTCATTGTACCGCCATACCTTGGGTCGTTAGCGGCAAAACCACGCTGGGACATCTTCTGTTGCGTGACACCGGACACGGCGGACTGCATGCGACTGACCGGCAACGCCTGAGCGAACACGAGCGTACAGGAAAAATACAGGACAAACCCGAGGACAAAGGTAGCACAGGAAAGACACGCAACCTTACCAAACATTCGTAGAATGCTCATCCCTTCAAACCTTCGATAACAGCCCAAGCCGACACTAGGCCCCATAGAAACATGCCGAAATACCAATACTGATTGACAGTCATAACAACTCCCTAGACTGGAAACGAAAGACGAAAAAAAAGGGCCGCGCAAGCAGCCCCAGCGAATCAAAAACGATTAACCCGATTTGACCATGCTAATAATCCACTTGGCACCACGCATGACGATATGCACGCCCATGAACGCCACACCAATGGCGAGAACGGCGGTGCTAACGCTGGCAAAGTCAACCGAAGCGGTCAATGGAGCCAAATCGACAGGAGCAGCGAAAGCCGAAGCCGATACCATGGAACCGACACCAGCGACCACCAGCGAGAGAGATTTTTTCATCTAAACACCTTACAAAACAACCCGGAAAACGCCGGGACGCTGCCTAACGGCGAACCGTGGAGACAATCATTCCGACGCTTTTTGCGACGAGATAGAGGCCAACCACAAAAGTAAACGCGAGGGACCAAATACCAGCTGCTAGCCCATAATCAAAAGGAGCAGCCACGGCATCAAGAACCGCCTCAGATTCAGGAGACAATACATATGCAGGCCGTGAAACAACCAAGCCGTTTCGACCATCGGGAAGCTGGCATACGACATACTGGGTCGTACCGCCAACGGCAACGGAAAGACTAGACTTCGCTGCCGTCCTCTCGCAGACCAAAACAACAGCCTGGAAGCCAGCAGACATGATTAGGCTGCCTTAGCAGAAGGAGCAGGCCGAGCTTGAGTTTGCACAAGAACCATGGAGGAAACGACGGAGCCGATACGCTTGTCGCGGTCAACAGAAACCTCAAATTCCACCTCGTAGCGACCGGGCGGGGTATCTTTGAATTTTTCTGGAAGCACCAACTCACCTATGAGAGGTTGAGGAGCACCAGTTTCAGCATTGACACGCTCAACGATACACTGCGCCATACGCATGTCGTAAGCATTACCGGTTTTGCGGGAAGTTCCTGCCACGACCTCAACATAGATAATTTGGATAATGTTTTTCATGAGATTCCTTAGAATTTCGCCCACTAGAGCGAGAATAAAATGTTAAATAGAGAGGGATTTCAATTCTTCAAAAGCAGCACTGATTTTGGCAATCTGAGATACCCAAAATTCAACCCGATCAGAGTCAACAACTGACATTTGCTGATTAGATTGAAGTTCGACGTCAGCAACCAACTGTGCTTGACGAAGGGCCGTAAGAGCAGCGCGGATGGTTGCCTCAGAAAGAACAGGTGCTGGAATCGTAACGTTGCTTTTGATCATTTTCTGCCTCAATTTCGCCCACTAGAGCGATTGTTTACCGTGAGTTCTAACGGAAATTCTGCTATCGTTTGCCTAACCCATTCGGAATAACAGTCATGCCAAACGGTATAGCTATGTTCTCATACCAAGCGGTATATAGCAATACGCGGAAGTAACAACTTTGATTGGAAATCACAATGAATTATGAAGAATTGATAGCTAAAGCATTAAACGGACGGTCGATCAACTCAATGGCGAAAGCATGGGGAGTGAACCAACCAACACTAAGCAGATGGATAAACGGGCAAAGACTTCCCGACTACAACACGGCTCTCAAAATCGCTAAAGAAGCTGGCGTAGAACCTGGAGAAGCATTCGAAGTGTTCGCCGCGCAAGAGCGAAATCACAACGCCAAAAAATCCATGATGCGTCCCAAAATTTCACAATGGAAACACTATATCAGAAAGGACAAGCTTCCTCCACTGGCAAAAATCCTGGCTCAGTAGCGAGGTAAACAACCCCCAAAGCATTGTTGCACCATGACTGCAACCCGCTCAACGAATGCCCATGCAAGGCAGCGAAAGCAACACGGACCGCGCCAAGCATATCGGTACAGGGCAGACGCCACGAACGAACCTCCGGAAGCACCACACCCTTTGAGCGGAAGTATCGCTTCTCGTTCAAGTCGCGACACTTCATTTGTTTTCCGCAATACTTTGCAATATAGCTCGCAATTTTATGCGCCCCCTTGTTACCAAAACCGAAGCGGTGAGGATCACGAACGTTGACCTGGCCCATTTGTTGACCGTCAGAGCCAAGACCAAGAATTCGCTGCCAGATCGAGCGCAGCAGTACATAGTTTTGACGGCCACGTACCGCAACATGAAAGTGAAGCGCGCCGCGCTCTTGCTCCTCAATGACGGCAACGTAATGAAATTCCGCAACCTTCCCCAAGCGACGACAAAAAGCCTTCCAATGCTTGAGTGCCAGCTCACGATCAACCATGTTTTCACGATAAGTCAAAGTAACCATCCGATCAGCACCAATCTGCTTACAGCACAATCGAACCTGCTTCTTTGCCCGCCGACCGGCATCATCCTCATTAGCCTCGCGCTTTTCTGACTCTCCCCGCTTAGTCCGCACACCAGGCGTGATTGCAGCCCCTACAAAGAACCGTTCCTTGCATACGGTAACTTCGGTCTGGCCATCTGGAAAAACGCGCTGGCGAGCCACGTAGGTATCTTGCCACGTACCTTTTACCCCATCGTCAGACCACCAGTCAGGTTTGTACTGATCTACCGCAGAATCAGATGAAAAATCAATTGCAGCAATATCACGTTCGTAGTCTAATTCAGTCATTCGAGCTTCCTGCCTCTTTCAGGTTGTTCGGATCGACCCCCGCTAGCCTTGAACTATCGGGGGTCAACTTTTTTGTAATTCACATTTCACACCAGGGTTCAAGAAAAGCAACCCCAAAAACCAAACACTGCCCGACCTCGCTTCGCGAGAACAACCCATAAAGAACCTGTCCCTTCGGGCAGTAGAAGCCACGGCCCGTGCTACGCCGGTAGATGCCTGTCCCTTCGGGCAGTAGAAGCCAAGACCCGTGCTGCGCCGGTAGAAGCCTGTCCCTTCGGGCAGCAAAACCAGAATCGAAAAAACCGTACCTCTAAAGCGGCCTTACAGCCTGCTGATGTTCTTATGTGTCCCTTATACAAGTTTAGCGCTCGCTTCGCTCGCGCAGTCCTCGCAAGCTGCGGGCTGCGCGAGCTAGCTACACGCCGCACCTGACACACACCACTTAGCACCCATGCAACAGCGAAAAACAACACCCCACTCGCCGTTGAGGCATCTGCCGGGGGAATGTAAAAGCCCCATTCCCCCGGCAGTTGCCGGAGCTTATTTTTCCCGCGGCCATCAAGGGGCTTTCGCGGCATATCCTCGCCCGATACGGCCGGGCTGCGGTATTCCACGGTCCCCCTGACGGAATTAACTCTAACTATAAATAGGGTAAACGATTTATACGGTTTAACATGATATTAGAGTCTC